GTCTTAATACTAATTGTTGTCTACTTGATAATGATATTGCCATAATATTATCCTCTTAGTATAGTACCATGCAAATCGGCTAATCCTGCTGCATCACCCCATTCTGGAGCGGCCCCTAATGGATTCCCTTCTGCGTCAAGCCCGAAAGTTCCATATCTTCCGGGATATAATGCGTTATGTGCTGCTTCTTGATAGTCAGAAAAATTTGTTGTTGATTCCCCTGTAACTGGATTAGTCCAAGACCATGCAGTTGGGTCTACTCCGTTTGTTACTGGGGGGTTATCAGTAATGAGATTATTATTAAAATCAAACAACCCCGGATTACCTCCAGAAAATGATACGTTTGCTGCTGGCCCACCCGGAATCTGATAATTAAGCAATCCAGAGGGAACTCCTTGTCCTGTTGCCCACGGTTGCATAGCTGCACCCTTATTACCAAACATGGCTCTACTAGTAGGAGTGTCGGTCATCTGAGCAAGCTCTGAAGCAGGACTTCCTGCAACCTGATACCTCAGATTAGACCAATCTTGTGGGGCTGGCTGAGTATAGGGTGTGTTATACATCATTCCTGCAACCCCTGCTCCTGCTCCTGATCTTCCTGATGTACCACCTAACCAGTTCTGCCAACCACCCTCTGGTTCATCGTATGGCATTCTAAGATCACCTGCCTCATTTCTAGTTGCATCTCTTAGAGCATTCCAATAGCCTTCAATCTGTGGTGGCCCATGCCAATTCCCCTGAGAGTCTACCCACCCTTCAGGATAGTCATTAGCCCTGAATTCATCAGTGTACCTATCTTGCGCAAATCTAGGATCACCCTCGCTTCTAAGGTGTCCTATCTTTTCATTAACTTCTATAGCGTCTTTTAATATTCCTCGATGGTATGGGTTGTCTCGGTTAAAGTTCCAACCCTCCCCTTTGAAATTCTCTAGGTTCCACTTTCCTCCATAATCATCATCCAGTAAACCACGACTTTCCCAGAGCTGCGAGGTATCTCCCTCGTCATACAACCAGTTGGCTGCTGCAAATGATCTGATGGCTTTTTCAAAATCAGACTCAGCTATGTCATATTTTCGTTGCCTTGCACCCTCATCCCCAACGGTAACCCCAGCATACTGATTTAGAAAGTTAGCTCGTTTTTCCTTATTCAGAGCATACTCGCCCTTCTGAGTCGCCTCATTAAATACATAATCCCCCACACCAAAGGTTTCATAATGCTTCTGACCCATCTCAGCCATCTCTTGACGGGTCAAACCAAGAGCTTCAGCGGTTTCTCTTAAATCTTCATTGGTTTGAACATACTCAATGTAATCTTTCTTCTCCGCTTCTGACGCGGTGGTGGTGTCAATAATACCGTGCTGACGTTCAATCTCCTTCTTGTAAGCATCGTTACCACTGTCCTTAGCTTTCTTTACCTCTGCTGTGTAATTCTTGTAATACTCCTCCAACCTCTTGTCTTTTGGATTTAGCTTTTCTCCGTTGGGGTATTGGCCCGTATTCTTCCATTCTTCAAAAGTAATAGACATTAGTGCATCCTCCCTTTAAGATCTTTTGTGAGAATGTGATATGAACACTTCCAATCTTTTAATACTTTTAACCATCCTTTTCTCCCCCAACATTCCAGTGATGTGCAATTTTGTGATAATGCCCAATTCTCTATAATAGGTAAATTTTCAATCCAATCTTCCATTCCTTCTCCAGCAATAGAAATGATTCTCAATACCCTTTTTTGTGGGTAAGGTACTATTTGAGTGACCATAGAGGCTAATAGTTCATCTCCATCTACCGCTGCCCAAAGTTGCATTTCCCCTTCTGATAGAAAGTTCAAGAAGTCATCAGCAGATAACTCTCCCTCAGAATGAGGCATCATAGACTCAATATGTGCCTCGACCTTATCCCATATATATGGAATATCTTCTGGAGATAACAGTATTACCTTACAGTTTGACCCAAGCGGATGTAGATTCTTTGAAGAAATAGATTCCTTCGCCCGATCCCGGATTCCAGTTCGACCCATCTGCGTATCTAACGTCACCCCCTCTTGGTCTTTGCGGTGCTTCATGCGTTCTCTCTAGTCTGAATGTTGCTTGATTGAATAATACGTCTCCTAGTCTTTTTAACTCTGTTACTACATAAACTCCTAAATCTTCACTATCCGTAGGCAATGGCCCCGGCTCATAATGTGTTACAGACTTGACTACTCTATCAGTGTATGTAGCCATTAATAGCTCTTACTTCCTCTGGTTCCTGCGTTTTTTATGTCTAACGCATAACCATCTAACCTCCATGTCTCGTCACCTGTAGACTCAAACTTAACCCCTATATACTTTCCTGTAACATTAAATGGTACTTTGGATTGCGTATTAGGATTAAATGTTACTGGGCCTTCCCATGTGATTGCTTCCTCTGTAGACATCTGATGACCTACATAGACATTCACTGTGTTGTTAGAAGATACAGACATTTTAGGGTAAACGGCGGTCACACGTTTCACCATTGACTGATTGTTAGCACCTTGAGCATCTATAGTCAGCCCTGTCCTCTCTATATATGCAGTCATGTTGGTGGTATCG